CCCCAGACACTTGAGTCTGCGAATGAATCAAAGTCCCAACGTCGTATTGGAATCCATTCTTCTGTAGGACCAACATCTTGCCAGTCAAGGCGAATAATGCGGTCAATGTCTAAATTATTAAATCCATAAGTATTTACTGCTGCATTGTAGGTAAATGTAGTTTGCTTAACAGCCAACAACTGTGAACCCATTGCAGCGATTGTGTCGTTAATCGCCCTCTGTATTGAGAATCGTGGAAAAATTGGAGAGATTGTAACCTTGGTATCTATAGCGTGAGTAGTAGCACTAGTACCTAGATAGCCTCTACCGTATGGAGCAATAGTTGCAGTATTAGCAACGCGGTCAAAAGAGTCAACCCAAAGCAATTCACTATCAATTTCAAGTACACCTTTACCTACGTTATCAGTAGAACCCAAACTTAAAATAGTTGGATTGCTACTAGGTGATGTAGTAGATGTAACTGCAGATGATAAGTATGTAGAACGCTCTTGCTGGAAAGTATATCCAGACAAGTTCATTAATACTTCATCAATAAGATTTGATAGTGTGGTTGCCATTAGATGCTCCTCAATGCGTCAACTGCTGATAAATTTGTTGTCCCAGCCAACTCATTACAAATAGCATTAAGAGCCTTAAAGTCATCAGGTTGACGGTTAGCGTCTGCTTTGTAATTAAGCGCACCAATTAATGCTTTGCCAGATGTACTAGCCCAAGCATTTGCAGCACCAACGGCTGCTAAATATGAAGTTAGAACTGGATAAGTTCCACCATTTGCAAGACGATTAAGTTCATCTACGAACGAACTACCTGCTGTACCTGCCATTATTTAGCCTTTCTTTTTACCGCAGCGTTATCTACCAAATTTGGATATGGTCTACCTGCTGCTTTAGCCCTTGCTTTTGCTCTAGCCTTTTGTGCTGGAGTTAGTGGAGTAGATTTCTTATTAGGGTTTTTCTTTTCCCAAAACTTTTTCTTTTTCACCATTTCACCTTATCTGCCCAGTATGCTGCAGACATTTTGCCTTTAGCAATATTTGCTTTATGACGTGCTTTAAAAGATTTCTGACGAGCCGTTGGCTTCTTATCCCCAGTTACGCCCTGTTGTCCAAAACGGATAGTCTTTACTTGACTTCCCTCTTTAGCCACAACTACGTGTGACTTAGTAGGATGACTAGGAGTTCTCTTTGGTTTATTAAAACCAGATACTCCTGCTCTTTTTAATCTTGAGTCTTTCATTTATTTCCCCTTAGTAATTTCTTTGGTCTTTGGGTCAAGACGAGTTTTTTCTCGTCCGTCTTTTCGGAGAATAACAATCATACCGTTCCGTATAATTGATTTATTAAACCCGTCGTGACGCTTTCGTTGACCCGACGACATTATTATCTTTTCTTAAATGGATTATTTTTAGGAACTATTTTGTATTGACGCAATAAAGCATCATACATTGCAGCATCATCTTTAGTATTGCCTGATGTTGTATTGTTTACCCATTCCGCAGCAGCAGATGGTTTTTCATTTTTAGGTAAAGAAGCAAACCCTTCTGGTCCTGGGAGTGGTCTTTTAGACAATTTTCCTTGTGATTTTACCATTCTAGCCATATTACTTCTTCTTGCCCATCTTCTTCATTGCAACTTTCTTAACAGTCTTCTTCATAACCATTTTCTTACCTGACTTTTTGGCTTCTTTCTTTGCCATAGCCATTCCCTTTTTGCCGTAAGAAAATTCTTTTCCGTTTACCATTGGCATTATATTTGTCCTATCTCTTTCATTATAGTTGCTGTTTTTGGTGTTATTTTTTCTGCCGAAATCATTGAGTTACCATTGTAAGGTTTACCCAAGTTTTCGGAAGCCTTGTGTGCTGCTTCTATCTTTTTCATAGTAGTACCATTAGGCTGTATGCCTTGGCGTCTTGCTTCTTTATAAGCATCCATCTCTTTATTATATTTCTTCTTGCTCATAAAAGATTGACTACTAGCATCACCAGTACTTAATTGTAACCCTTTAGCCTTGCATCCAAAACAAGGGTCTATCTGACAATTGCTGTGGTCTATTGTAAAAAATTCTTCTTTACCTGGAAATGGTTTAGGTGAAGTAGCATCACACTCAGTACATCCATATAAGGATACGTACTGGTTCATATGACCATCTTCTAATTGATAACTCCACTCAAGAACTTTACTCTTGTGGTTGCATTCCATACTTCCCCCTATTGTGCTATGAAATTATCTGATGTTATTCCAACATTTCCAGCAATCAATGCAGCCTTAGTTGCATCATCTACTGTGTAATTATATCCACCACGATAAACTTGTGGATACTGTTTAAGGTCTTCATCTAGTGGATAACGTATTTGTTTGTATGTTCCACTAGGTTGCATAACAATTGTTAAGCCCCTATCCAATTTAAAAAATTCAAAAAGACGGTGCTGTCCTGCTGGACCTTCCATAGTGGTAGGTGTTTCAAAAAGCCAATCAGTCATAAGTCCTCCTTAGTGAACTCATCCCAAGAGACAGACTTTCATCTATCTCTCAGAATCAATCAACTACTCAGCAGCGATTGAAGAACCAGATGTGATTCTGTATAGAGCCTCGTTACGGTAAACCGCAAAGCCAAGTACTCCGTACCAACCCATTGGGCGGAAACGCATTAACTTGTCAGTTACGTTACCAATAACAATATGTGGCTCTTCAGCAACAGCCTCAGCCATAGCCTGTGAACCAGCAACGATTGTGTCAAAGACACGAGTTACTGGAGTTACAGTTACAACTGTTGTAGTAGTTACTGCTGCTGTATTAGCAGTATTAACTGTGAAAGTTGTTGTTGAACCAGATGTTGAAATAGCAGTAATAAGAGCGCCAGAAGCGATACCTGTTCCTGCAATCTTATCTCCGACCTCTGCACGAGTTGCGATAACAGCAGTAGAAGCAACGCCGAATGTGAATCCAGCAGAAGTTCCTGCAACTGTTACTGCAGTTGTGGTAAGAGCGGTTTGATTAGCACCTGATTTTGAATTGTAAAGACGTGAAGACTCTACGAAGAATGAACCTTCGTAATCTCCAATTTCTCCAGCCCAGATGTTTTTAACTGCTGGGTCTGATTGTGCGTGAACAAAGTTCCAGCCCAAGTTTCCAGTCTCAGCACGAAGGTCGTGTGAAACTTCTGGGTGAATACCAGTCCAGTATAGTGAACCACGACGTGCCTTAGCCTTGTTAGAACGTAGACGAGCAACAGCCTTGCGGATGTTTGCTGATGTAATCGTATCTGTGGCTGCAACAGTTGCTACAGAGGTTGCGGAACCTGAGTAGATGTTGTTTGTGCCAGAACGTAGTGTGGTCATTGCAACTTGGTCAACTGAGTCAGCCAAGTTGTAAGCGATAATGTTTGCAATTGCAGGGTCAACATCTGCAAGAGAGAATAACTCTAATGCACGTGTTACTAGAACTGCGTTTCCGTACTCTGCAAGAGTAACTGTTACAGATGTTGGAGTAGATAGTGCTACTGCATCTGGGTCAGTTGTCTCTGTAAGAGTACCTGTAACAGCGTCAAGGTCTGTGTACTTTTGTAGTACTACAGTTTGCCCTGGCATTGCTTGGCGTGCTGGACGCTTATCTGCGACTGAACGAATTAGTGGTTCGGCGCGGAGAGCGAATTCCAGAAGACGGTCATACGCCTTCTGAACTAAACCAGCACCACCAACTGTTCCACCTAAAGAGGTGGACGAGGTATCTGTGTATGCCATATTGTTTTAGTCTCCTTTGACTATGAACGGATAAATTATTGCTGCGAACGAAGCAGGTCTAAAATCTCTTCCGTAGATGAAGCATTGTTCAATCTGGATTCGATATTTTCTGCTCTGTCGGGAGTAATAGCACCCTGAGTTAAGATGTCTTGCTGACGTAATACAGCAATATTTGCATCTACTTGCGGGGTGTTTTGCGCCTGTAACCCAAACAAGTCTCCGTTATCTTCAAGCCAGTTAGAAACTGACTCTTCGTTAACTTCCTCTATATCTTTTAGGATTAGGCGTGCAGCCTTTTGGTTTACACCCTTTTTTTCTAGGACAGATTTAACGGTTTGCTCACGCTGCGCCTTGGAATATGTCTCAAGTTGCTCAGTAAGTTCCTTGATACGTTTTTCATCTGACCTCTTGGCTTTACGTAACTTTTTTACTAAGTCACCGCCGTCGGTAGACGAATCCATATCTAGGTCGTCGTCTTCATCTTCTTCCCATATGTTGTTGCTCATAGCAACCACCCTTTCTATTCGTTGTTAGTTCGCAGACCACAATGACCATTCGGGGTAATGGGTTGGCTTCTGCTACCAGTCTTATACGCTAACGGGGCTGGTGGGTCCGTAAGGATTCTATTTAGATTAAGCCAGCACCTCTGGCTTGTGAAGCAAATGACTTGCTTCCTATAGTGCCCGCTTTACCTGCGAAGCGAGCCTCTTCTTCTTTAGTTAATGCTTCTAAGGCTTGTGTTTCTCTGATTGAGTTTCTAAAAACAATATTTTCTAAATCAGCCTGTGTTAATGCCTCTGTTCCAGATATACCTGCAAGTTTAGTTGCGGTAGGAAGTGCTTGTGCTACACGTCCGAACTTACCAAGTGCACTCTGGTATGTCTCACCCATAGCACCTAGTTCGGTAGCACGTTCTACAGTTACTCCACCTGGAAGTGTTTGAGCACCTAAGCCTTGTTGTTGAGCAGCAGTCAGAACTTCATACCCAGCAATTTCTCTTGCTAGTTCCTTAGAACTCTTTTCTCCACCAATAATTGCTTTAGCAATCTGAGTACGAGTTAAGTTTGGATAGTAAGTCTTAATAGTTTCTTTTACTTCATTAGGAGCAAAATCAATTCTATCAAATATCTGAGTAACACGCTCTGCAAATACTGATGCTGGGATAGCCTTACCAATTATTCCAGTAAGAAATTCTTCAGTTGCTAACTCACCAAGGTTTGCTGCTCTAAGAACATCTGCCATTTTTGATTGAGTTCCAACATATTCAGCAACTGTAGGAACAGTTACTGGCTTTCCAGCCTGACGTAAATCTTGCAGGTCGTAGATACCTTTAAATCTTTTAGTAAAGTCAGCCATATCAGGGTTGTTACGAACATCTTGTAATGCTAAGTTATAAGATTCATCAATTGTTGCGCCAGTCTTATAGAACTTAGACATAGATGTATATAGTTGGTCAACCCAAGGTTTTTTAACTTCTTCTGCACCAAAAAATAAACCAAGGGTAGTTTTAAATACATCTTTTGCTAATGTTGGTCCAGTTACACCAGTACCAGGTAAACCAGCACTTAATGTTGTTCCGCCAGTTCCTGTTCCACCCGTTGTCCCACCCATTGTTGTTCCACCCGTTGTACCACCAGGTAAATCACCAAAGAAAGATAATCCAGTTAGGCTGGTTCCTAATTCACCCATTCCACCAGTTTCATCTGTTGGTAGGCTTGACATATTAAATAAACTGCCATATTCAGATTTTAATTTTTGAACAACTAATTGTGGAATTCCACCAGCAGCAATAGCCTCATCATATTGTTTTTTTATTAAGACCGCAGCCATAGCATTAGTATCAGTAGTACCATCTGGCTTTCTTACTTGCTTTTGTTCTTCAGCAGTTAGTTGCCTAGATATAGGTGTGTCATTAAAATAACCCTGTGCATTAATACCACCACGAGAAGCAATATATTCTTTAGTCATACCAGTTGCTCTGGCTTCTGCTTCTTTAGCAGCATTACGCTCAGTACCAGTAATTGTTAAACCAGATGAAGGTGAGACCATACCGATAGTAGTAGCAGCAGGTGGTTTACCTGTTGAAGGGTCTACACCAGTATAAGTCTTTCCGTCAATGGTTACAGTTTTAGTTTGCGCTCCGTATTGGTCTGCAGCAGAACCAGTAACAGTTGATGGAGTTGATTGTGGTAATGGGTTATATTGATATGCAGGTGTAGTTGTTTGAGTTATTGGGGGTAATCCCAACCGTGCTCTAGCCTTATCGCGTTCGTCAACCATTAATTAAACTCCAAATCCTGATGCTCTGGCAAAACCAATTGCTGCTTCTTTTCCTTTAGTTTGCATTGCAAGTGTCTTTTCTGCGTTTGGATGGAAGATTGCATAATTATAAATATCAGCAGTAGTTGGAGGTAAAGCCTTACCCACCATACCATCTGGTCTTAAGAATCTATCAACCTCTGGATTATCTAAAGTAAAAATGCTTGGGTCCATTTCCCAAGTTCTAGCCAATATAGCAATTCCAGGATTTGCAATATCCGCCATAGTTAAATCAGGGTTTGCTGCAAGACGTGGAGCATAGGCTGGATAATATTTTTGTGCCTGAGCATTTAATTCTGACTTAAGTTTTTCTGGAGATAATGCACCAGAGGCTAAATCTATACCAAGTTTTACAATTTCTTGATTGGTTACACTTGTTGCGCCATAAGACTTAAGAAGTGTTTTAACGTTGTTAATTGTTTTAATTGCAGAACTAGGTAAATCATCAGCCTTACCAAGTACTGCTTTTGACCATACATAAGATTCAGTAAAAGCCTTAGCATCAAATAGTGATGGAGTAGTTACCTGCTCAATGCCACCATCTTTAGCCTTACGGGTAACAGTCCTACCAGATAACTTAGCCTCAGAACTTACCTTGTTAAAGAAATCTAATCTATCTTTTTCAGTAAATAATGCTGGGTTGTAACCTAGGGCTGAAGCAGTCTTATTCAAAAGAGCATCTGATGTTAGTTTGTCATACTCAGTATATGAGATAGTTGTACCAGTAACAGATGGAGCATTTTTGCTTAATGTACCAAGAACATCCCAAGGTGATTTCTTTTCACCATTCTTAAAGGAAGCCACAGCGCCATCAACAATCGTATTCCAAAGAGTCTGACGCATTGCACGGGTAGGCTGTGTCTTATTCTCAACAGTAACTAAATACTCTTGAAGTGCAAGAACTGATGCTTCAGGTAGGGTAGAGAAACCCTTCTTGACTATAGATGCATCAGCCTTAACCAAGTTACCATTTTTATCTGGCATCCAAAGATAACTAATTGTTTTTTTAGAACCCTTTTGAGGAATGTTTATTATTGGTGGTGGAGGTGTCGCAGTTGTAGTTGGTG